TCGGAATCTCGAATGCCGTTCCGCCGTTCTTGGTGCAAACTCGTATTGTGTCGGGTGCGTATGCGTTTCCGTCAGAACGGACAATCCATTCTGTCGGTATGATTCGCAACTGATAACCCGAATCGGAATTTGCATCAGGGAAAACCCAAACGTAAACCGACCCGAAAACAAAATATTCGACCATTAAAGCTCTGACGAACTCAAATTCCGTTTGGTCTTCGTTCGGTCTGTAAAGAAGTTTAGCCGCCACCGAATCACGGTCACGTCTTCTGTCCGTTTCCCCGTCCCTTGCATATACTTTCAAGGGCAACTGTGCGATTGAATTTGCAAGGAAGTTGACGACGGCTTGTAAGTTGTCTTGCGTCTGATAAAGTTCTTTAGCCGAAAGGTTAAGAACCTGTGTTGACGCATCACCCGACAATGAAACGTTCACGACGTAAGGTCGTTTTAACAAACGCCACCTTTCAATTATGCTCGGCACTTTTCCTGTACCTCCTTTGTTTTAGACAAAGAAGACAGACGCCCCCGACGCATATACGGATTCGTGAATCTTCTTTTCTTCTTTTTTGTTAATCATCGTTGAACCCGCGAACGCCATTGCGCAAGCCATAAGAGGCGCGATGTCGTCGGGTGACTTGATTCTGTTTGGTAGCATTACGCCGCCGCCAAGATTTCGCATTTGGCACGTCCGTCCAGGTGCGTCAAGGACGGGTTGCGGAAGGTGGAACACCTTTATTCCGCCCCTTGCATTGTCAGGCGCACACGCGGCGACGGCATCATAGAACCTGTCCCAACCTGACGTCAGGTCGGAACCGCCTTGCGCCAATCTTTCAACGCCCGCAACGGTGCAAATCATTTCTCCAAGACCGCTAACGGGTGCGCCACGTTCTTGGAACGCCAATTTCATATTTCCGTACTTTGGCGCACGTTGTTTGAACCAATCGACCGCCCATTCCGTACCCATTCGCCGTTCGACGACCTCAACGTGATAATTTCCGTCGTCACGCAGACCGCAAACGGCAATCGTTGTGTATTTTCTGTCCTGTGACAAGTCGATTCCGAAAACCAACTCGGAATCTTCCCTGATGAATGAATGCTCATCAATTCCGCCGACCCACGCCCCGTCGGGGAATGGTTCGGGCAATATCGTTTCGACCTGTTGACACATACATTCCGAACGGAACTTCATTTCGGGGAATGTTTCGCGGTTGGAAATCAACGCACGTTCGGTCAATCTCCCGTAACCCAACGCGGGGTTTGCCTGTGCCAATGCGTCCAAGTCGTCCATTGCCGCCTTGTCAGGTGCCGACCATTCGAACCAACCAAGCGAATCCGCGTCGACGTCACCGCCGAAATCTTTTGCCTTTGTTCCGTTTATCCTTTCCAATGCTTGCGAACGCAACTGACGCAGAACCACGGAATCGGGGTCACCCGCATTCGAATAACCGATTACCATTCCGTTTGGTTTCGCGTTGGTAGATGCAACCGCCGCAGACCAAGTTTCCCAATCTCTTTGTTCTCTGACCTCGTCGAGCATTACCAAATCGTTGGAATCTCCACGTCCCGCACGTCTTGTCGGTGCGCCGACCTTGTAACTGCGATTGCCTGTAAGAACTAATTTCTTGGAACCGTTCGTCCTTGCGACCTTTTGCAAGTCCTGTGACAATGCGGGGATTGATTCTTGGTCGGCGACGACCGCCTCCCAAACTTCCTCCGCTTTGTCCAATGACAACGACGTTCCGAAGATTGATTCCACATTCAGAACGTTCATAAAAAAAGACGCCGTGTCTTTCGACAACACCGTCTTTCCGTTCTGTCTTGAAACCATATACACGACGATTCGGAACCGAAACTTCCATTCCTTTTCCAAATCTCCGATTATTTCCAATCCGTGAATCAACGCCCATTCTTGCCACGGATAAAGATTTTCCCCCAATACTTCCTTTGCATACGCAATGGCGGCATATCCAAGCGACGTTTCGGAAGTAAGTTCACGCAACGGCGGCGTGTAGATTCTGGGTTCGGTATAACCTTTCACGATTACCCAACCTTAAATCGGCTTTTCAAGTCGTCAAGGACACATTCTTTCGGTGCCTCGTTCGAATCGCCCTTGATTCGTTTATAACCTGATGCCGTCAATCCCATTTCGCGTAAATAAGGCAATGCCGCCGCCTCGCAATCCATTACTAATTTCAAACACGGGTGCGTTGCCGTTGCCTTGTTCGTAAGTTCGACAACAGGAATCGCACCTTCGGAAATCCATTGTTCTTTCGCCTTGTCCCTTTGCGTCAGTAAGTCCGCCAATATTTCAATCGGTATGTCAAACGCGGGACGATATGTTCCGATTTGTTGTGTCTGTTTTGTTATTTTCTGTTTCCAATCCATAACATCGAACCGCCTTTCATTAGTCTTTCGGAGGGATAAAACACTCCTTGCGCCTCGGTATGCGATTTCTTTCGTATCTCCCAAGATTTATAAGCCATACCCTTTCGGGCGACCCGTTACCATATACGGGAACGCAAACCAATGTCGTTGTTCGTTCCGTTGCCTCGTTGCCTGTTGCATTTCATATGGCTTGCGGCAACGTTGTTTAGGTCAAGTTCAAGTTCTGGGGCAAGGGACACGGGCATTAAATGGTCGGGTTCCCAAGACAACGGCGCAGAACTTGCGGGAATCGAATAATCTATCTTTCCTCCGCAGATATGACATACCGCCCGCGCTTTCCTGTCCCTGTTCCACGCCTGTTTCCTGACATACGCCCAACGTGTACTTCTCGGCGTTCCCATACCTACCCCCCTATCTCATATATAGAAGGGTCGGGGAACTGTTGCCTGATGTACTCCCCCACCTTGCCGTCTTGGAATATCTCGTCCGACGTTGACAGGAAGTCGGGGTCGGGTGGGACTGTTTCTTTGTCGTAGACTTTCACGTCTGGGCGTTTTATGTACGGCGACAAAGTCAAGTTCCCGTAGACTGACCGCATCTGCGGTGATGAGCATTTATAAATGTTTTCCTTCACAAGCTTTTTGTTAAAGAGCATTGGCAAGTGAACATCATAATTCATCGTCGGGAATCCAAGCGACTTCAATTCCTGTTCGGCTTTCCATAATGTCCGCCCGTAAGGATTTAACCACGGGTGTACGTTCTGTCTTATCTCGTCGCAACGTTCCTTCAATGTCCCGTCAATGAAGTTCTTCCATTTGCCCTTAACAGGTTTCATTATGAAAAAATCATCGTTGAACAGGAAGAAATCGTCTGACAGGTCGTCTTCGTTGACCGCCTTCCACATAGACGAACGAATCTTCGCCCATTTGGTTTCCCCTTCCTGTCTGTGCGATAACCGGACATCAGGTTTTAACCCTTTAGGTTGTCCGCCCACAAACCAGACAAGACGATGCGGAAAGTTCTTTTCAACTGACCGCAAGGAATATTTCAGTTCTTCCGTTGTGATGTCTTCTCTCAAAATATAGATAATGTCGAACTTTGGCATAATTCGTTCTCCAATCAAAAGACCCCGACAGAACGTCAGGGTCTTTTCTTTAATGAAAGGGTTGGAAATACCGAACGTGTGGTGATTCTATTTAACTTCGGTTAATTTACCTGTTAGCATATTATCACATATCAAAGTCCGTTGTTGTCCGTTTTAGTCCGCCTGTGTCCGCATTTTCGCAATGCTCGCAGTCGAAATGTTCACAGGGTCTTTCGGCCAAGGGACATTCGCCGCCAAAAATGGATTTCCGCATTCTGCGTATTTTCTTCCACCCGATGCCCTCATCGTTTAGCATTCCTTGCCCCCCTCTCATATCTGCGCCGCAATTAGGACAAAAGTTATAATCAAAATTGCCCTCGAAAACTTCACTCTTTAATGCTCGGAGATTGCAACCACAAAAAGGACAAGTTAAATGAAATGCAACTCGGTAAGTTATCCACTCGCCTTGCGGTCTTTTCAAATCTCTCTCCGCTTGTTTATATCCGTGGTCGAAATAAAATCTCCAATTTTGTTCAACTGTCTGGGCATTGTCGATTACCTTATAAATGCTTTGCAAGGTAACATCACTAAAAGCGGGGTAATGCCCTTTCGCTTCCCACATTGCCTTTTTCAATTCATTTGCATCAATTAGTCTCATTTTGTGTCTCCTTTCGATATTCGTTAATATCAAAATGCCAACCTTTGACGGATTCTGTCTGCACATAATCGACCTTGTAAACGTCCGTCCAGTGCGAACCGTGTGTCATCATCATTTCGTAAGAAGGCATAAACAGGTCAATCAACGGCATTGTCACATATCCCGTATCTTCCGCAACATACACCTTTCCGTCTATGTATAACACGTCGCCGTAATTCAGATATTTCGTGTTTATTCCGCAAGTGCTTGGCACGTTCCATTCTTCTTCCCTGTGTGCGATAGTCCCTGTCGCAGTTATCCAACCGTTCGGGAAATTGTCTGTTCCGTCAGAATACACCCGATAACCGCATTCCTCGGGACAGTATGCCGTTATGAAATAGTCGCCGATGTACTCATATTCCATAGTCACATAAGACAGACCGACATTCCCCAAGTAATGAGGTTGGAATACCAAGTTGTGATAATTTACCCAAGAATTGTTGGTGATTTCCCGTTCGGGTTCTGGGGTCGGGGTTGGCGTTGCCGTCGGTTCGATAAGCTCTGCGGTTTCTTCGACCTGATGAATTATTCCTGACCGAACGGACATCAGGACGGCAATCATCACAAGGGCATAAGCGGAAACGAAAACGATTAGTCCTTTTTTATCCGTCATTGTCTTTCTCCAATACATAATATCCGTAAACGTCCGTCTGATATATCGGAACAAAGCCTTCATAACGTGAATCGAACAGTTCTGGGGTCAAGTCGTCTTGAATATGTACTTCATAAGGGTTGCCGTGTTTCTCTCCTTGCTTGTACTGATACGGAACGGCGACAATCATATTTCGGCAATGGTATTTTGCATAATCAATGACCTTCTGTGCGTCACTGACGGGCAAATGCTCGATAATGTCGCCAAAGATAATCAAATCGTAATGTCTGTATACAAATGACCGAATATCCGTTTCGAATAGACGTCTGTACTTCGCCGCCAACTTGTGTTTTATAATATAAGGTTGCCAGACTTCCAATCCGTCCATTATCAGATAATCCCGCAGAAGGTCAGACCACTTCCCGTCACAAGCTCCGACATCAAGACAGGTCGAACCGCAACTGAAATTTGCACAAATCCACTTGACCGCCTCAACTTTGCCTTCGTCATAACTTCCCATTCGTTGAACCTCCTATAATGTCGATAAACTTTTTCGAACTCCACGATTCCGCAAGCCTTGCCATAATTACTTTTTTAAGTTCCGGTTTGTCCCGATAGGTTGTCTTGATTCTTCTTTCCAACTGTTCAACCTCTTTCCACAGGTCAGATTCCTTCTTCTGTTTGAACAAAGACCCCACGTTATCGGGATAATGCGTCATTGCGGAAAACTCGGAACAATAGATGCCGTCAGTCTTTGCCAACAGGTCAATAACGAACAGTTCGTCTTCGGCATATTGCATTCTGACATCAAACCTCGTCGAACCGATGAAATCCGCCTTGATTAACTTGTTCCAACAGGGCATATAGAAAAGCGGTGTGTTAGGAAGACGGACGAACCCTTCTGCGTTTTTCCATTTACAGACCGTCATTCCTGACGCATACGTTCTTAAATGGTTTAACTGTATTAAACAATGTCCCGACTGCGCCGCCTTCTTCATTTGATAGAATGCGTTATCGTTCAGTTTGTCGTCTGCGTCCAGAAAGGTTATATAGTCGCCTGTCGCCTTTACAATGCCCGTATTCCTCGCACCTGACACGCCGTTTGCGTACATATTGTCAAACATTCGGATTCTTGAATCGGGATAAGCTCTGACGATGTCCTGTGACCCGTCCGTTGAATGGTCGTTGACAAGGACAAATTCAAAGTCGCCGTTCTGACTGATGAGACTTGCCATACATCGTGGCAACCATACCGCCGCATTCTTATACGGAATAATGACTGTTATCGTCATTGATAAAAGCCTCCTTCGGTACGAACGGCAACAACGATTCCAAACACGAGTCACGGTGATTATAAGATGCCGTTTTCTCATAATTCCTCTTTTTGCCTAAAGTCTTCCAACCAACCCGATTGATTGAATACGCAATCAACATTGTTCGGATTTCCGACTTTGTGTCGTCTATCTGATAGATTGCATCAAGGGTCTTGGCATTCTCGGCAGACAGGAAGTTTTGAAGTCGCTCTATCTTTTCGCAGATAGACGAATATTCAAGGTTCTTGGATTCCGTCGGGTTGGAATCAGAACCGCCCCTGATTGCCTTTGCGTCATACTTGGCGACACCTGACATCGTGGACAATATTTTTTCTTTCCTGACCTCAAGTTCCGCAATCTCCGCCCCAACGTCCCAAGTTCTCCGCAACCAATTTTCGACTTTGTATAATTCGTCCCTCATTTCGGTTCGTCCCCCAATTCCGACCACCTGACAAAGATTGATGCCTTTTCCGCATAAGTCTTGATTATCTGTTCGTCAACAACTTGCGAATCGTCATTCCAAAATCCCGTCTTTGTCATGCAATCTTTGAAAAGTTTTATATAATTGTCCGTGTCCGGTTTCGTTGGCTTGTATTTGCCCCAAAGTGACTTGTCTTTGACATCAAAAGCAAGGTAGACATATAACCTAATAGGACGGGTCGAAGGTTCTGTCGGACGATGCGGTCTTAATGCCTTTATAAATTCCCATTCCGCCGCCTGACATTTTGCATTTTTAAAAACTGCGCCTGTTTTCCTGTTTATGCACTTTTCCTGTGATGTGCCTTTTGGCATTGTGTCAAAGTACAAAATAAAAGTGTCAAACATTAAAGATTTAACCCCCTTTCGTAAATTTCCATTCTTTTTGCCCAATCTATTGCGTGATTGAATACCTGTTTTGCGGTTAGGTAACGCGGTGCGGGAATCCACCGACCTTGCCACCAACCTTCAATAACTTGTGTGTCTTTTAGAAAGATTTTTTCGTGCGGGTCTTTCACGTCGTGGTAGCAATGGTAAAAGACCGCATATGCACCGCCAGAATCAACACGTTTGGTTAATCGCTTAAAAGCTACGTCCTGACCCTTGCAATTGTTGAAATCGGTTCCGCGTCCTTTGACTTCAAAGAAGTAAAACAACAAGTCGTGATATTCTCCCCAAGCGTCCGTGTCAGTTAATCCAATCATTCCGACATTCATTCCGTCAAAGACAATAAGTTGTTTTGCCCGTTCTTCATTCTGTATTTGACTTCTGTTCTCGTCCGTGTATTTCATATTTCGTTCCCTTTCGTGGTGCGAGGCAATGTCCGACAAAGTCGCCTGACATAATCTTCCCGAACAACTCGTCCGCAACTTCCTTGATGTCGTTTTCTTCCTCGTCAGGGAAATAGTCGCAGAAGTCACAGTCACCCGCACAAGGTCGCCCGTCGCACTTCTTGGAATACCTATACAAACTACAACTCATACTTCCTCTCCTTTATAAGTCAGTCTGCGTCCGCAGTTTCCGCAATACGATTGCCACTTGCCGACTTCACAACAACACCACTTGCATTGCCACTTTGTGACAACTCCAAATTCGTTCTTTTCTCTCGGTTGGCGTTCTCCCGTTCTTTCATCAATCCATTTGCGGGCATAAGTGAAGATTTTGTCGATTGCCTCGTCCAATTCCTCGACGTCCCTTTCGCTCATTCCCGAATAATCTATTTCGAAACAGTCCGCAATCTTCAAGGCTTTAGTCAGGGTCATTTCTTCTTTTTCTTCGAATGAGCATTCCCAAAGCTCGCATTTTCCGTTGACACGATGTGTGCATTCAGAACAGTTCCTTTCGTCTTCTGGGAATCTGTCGTTGTCATATATACTCCAAGACATATCCAAACCCCCTTTTAAGTCTCAAACGGCATATCAGACGGTGGGGTGTCCTGTCTCTTGCTCGATATGAACTCTATCTTGTCGATAAGAACGATATACATTTTGCGTTCGTGTCCGGTTTCCTTGTCGTTCCACTTTCTGATTTGTACTTCACCGACAATGCCTAACTTGTCGCCTTTGTGGCAATACTGCAAAATGACTTCGCCTGTCTTGCCGTATGCTATACAGTCAAACCAATCCGTCGTCTTCTGACCGTTTGCGTCTTTCCTCTGATTGCCGATTGAAATTGTCGTTGCCGCCTTTCCGTTCTTTGTCGTCTTGCCTTCGGGTTCTGCTCCGATGTAACCAACTAATGTGATACTGTTCATATTTCTTCTCCTTTGTCGTTTATTTCCCAAGTCCTGACCGCCGCTTTCCAGTCTTGAATTTTTTTCCAACCTCTCGATTCGTAATAATCAAAAAAGAGTTGTGGATTTACCCTGTTGTGTCGTCCTTCACAGTAAAAAACAACGTCTTCGATTGTCGGCGGAATGAATTTTTGTTTTTCCTCAAACTCTTTTTCGTTTAGAAAAAGATTATCTATCTCTATACTCTTACTCTTACTCTTACTCTTACTCTTACTCTCGTGACGGTTCGTCACATCGTCCGTGACGTTTTGCAACGCACCCCGTGACGTTTCGTCACGCTCTGCCTTTTTTCTTTCTCTGTAACGCCTTGACCTTCTCGCCGTGTCCGTGTCAGATGCCGACCCGACCATTTCGGGAACTTTCGGGATAAGGATTGTTCCGTCCTTCTTGGTCTTCACTAACCCGAAATCCGACAAGGTCTTCAATGCAAGCTCTGCGACTTCCGGTTTCGTGTCTGTAATTACTGACAACATTTCGGGCGTGTATGGAAGTTCTTTAGAAAACCGCAGTTCGCCTTCGTGGTCTATGCTTTCCAACATCAATTTGAGATAGAAAAGGACGATTTGTTCTCCGTTCGGCAATCCTTCAAGGATTCGCACGTCGTGGCGTTTGAAAAAGTCTTTTTTCAGTTTTAGCCAATAGAACTTGCCGTCATTCACGATTCCCCTTCCTTTCTTCCGTAAGGTATGACACGAAGGATTCTTTCTTCGCCGTCGTCTGTGGAATAATAGATGCGTCCGCATTCAGATATAACAGGGACAACGGGCATATCTTCGCTTGCGTCCTTGTCCATTATTGATACTCGGTATGAGTAATAGTCGGGAATCTCGTTCGGGAAATCATCGTCGGCGCATTCCTCGTCCCTTGTGAAGAAACACAGGTCAACGTAGACCTGTTCGCCAGAATACTTCCTGACGGCAGACAAAAGCCTTTCCAATGCCGTTTCAATCTCCGCTTTCAATAACTTATCTTTCATTCTCTTTCCTCCGACTGTTAATTCCCTGACCGTCACGCCGAACGTGTCCGCCAATATCGCCTGTGTCTTCTTGTAGCAATTTGCGACTGTGTCCTGTGCCATAACATAACGAATCGTTGACACCGCAAGTCCTGACGCTCTGGACACATCAAGTGCCGTCAGGTTTTGTGCCTTCATAAGCTCGTTCAGATAGTTCATTTTCATTTCCTTTCATTTCGTTCATTAAGTCTTCAATCCTGATTTGGTTTATGTCTTCGCCTGTCCACCAACGCAACCATTCTTCGCCGTCCTTGTAGGTGTTCTTCTTGCCTTCCGCTTTTCTCTTGGCAATCGTCCTGTCCAATGCTCGAATGTAGTTCTTTTTGTATTGGGGAAAATCTGCGAATTGTTGTCTTTGTTGATTACCCCCCCCAAGCGGGCAACCAATACACCCAACCCGTTTATATCCACGTTCATATAAGGGATTCATTGGCACGTTGTAAGTTCTGACGTATTCCCAAATCTCCGAATCGGTGAAATGGTAAATAGGATTGACGATTGTTGATTTGTTAGCCTTGCAAGCTTGTATAAAAACGCATTCGTAAGCGTCTTCATTTCCCATTTGGTCTAACTTGTACATTGCGTAAGTATGTTGAAGACTTCTATATTCGGCATCTTCTTTTGTCTTGCCTCTGATTGCGAACGTGTCTTTGCCCTGTCTGCCGACTGATTCCGCCTCCCGAACTCCTATTGCAAGCATTCTGTCAGGAATCGTCCGTTCTTTGAGGATTCGGCAACAATAGCGGGCAAGACGTGTTGGTGGTACGCCGTTTAATTCAATCAGTTTCCACATTGACGTCTTTTCGCCTCTAAATTCCGGTCGTAAGACTTCCGTGTGGATTCCGATTTTCTCGCAGTCCGCAAAAACCTTTCTGATGTGATAAACGGTTTCGGGTGCGTCAACTGTCGTATGATTGTTAACGACTTCGAACGAATCAGGTTCCAGACAACGTTTCGCAATGTCTAACATCACGTCTGAATCCTTACCGCCCGAATAGGAAACAATCAAAGGCTTTCCGTAATACGTCCGCGACATATCCGCCGCCAACTTCAATACCTGTTGTGCCTCTCTGACTTTGTCTTCCAACATATCAGTTCAACTCCCACGGCAAACGGTCGTCGTTCTGCGGTGCGGACGTTGCCTTTTTTGCGCCCTGTTTTGCCTGTGACTGATATTCTTCCGAATCCACGTCCTTTGTATCGTCCAAAAGGAAAAGACCGTTTAAGGCATATTTGCGGGCATAAGAACTTGTCGCGCCTGTGACCTGTGCCGCGTCCATTCCCTTTTTGTCGTCCGCCTCTCTTGCGTATGCGGAAACGGAAACGAAATCGCCTGTTTCGCAATCGGTCAGGGTTGCCGTTGCTTTGACATAAACCCGCCCGCCTATCTCGCAAACGTCGTCGGAGATTGTCAGGGAAACATTGTTACCTTTTAGGTAAGATTTGACCGCCTCGCAGATTCCTTCTGCATTTCTATACTTGTATTTGCCAAATGAGTTATAAAGGTTCTTTGGTGCTTTCAATTCGGTTTGAATCCGCATCAGTTTTTCATAGATTTTCGATTCCATACCGCACCCCCTTAAATCTCAAAACGTGATTCGTTCGGGGTTGTCGGTCTTTTCAAAAGAACGTACTTGGCAACGTAGGAATATGACCCGTCCCGATTCCTGACTTTCAAAGTGTCCGTCCTGATTGCGTACTTCATATAGAAGTCGGAATCCTCGTTCTTCAAAATGAAGATAATGGGTGCAAGTCGCATAATTCCCATATTGTATGCCTGACGTGCGGTTATATAACCACGACTGATAATTGCCTTCTTGACCTTTTCTCTCTGTGTCATAAAATCACCTTTTGCCCTTTCAGAATGGTTTGAAATAATCGACGGAATCTTCTTTCGTCCGGTTGTCCACTATCTCGATGATTTCCGTCTTGTTCTCGATTAGCGTTTCTTTTTCGAACTTTAGTCTGTTGATAGTTGCGTTAAGTTTCCTTATCTGTTCGGCGTCGATTATGGTTTCCGCCAAGATGCCGAATATGAAACCGACCGCCAATGCCGCAGTGATGATTAAAACGTTCATATTTCCTTCCTTTCGTTAATAGATGCGTTTAGCATTTCCCATTCCCTGTCCGTGAATCCGTCCTTTAATGCCTTGAAGACATAAGACCTTGAACGATTGATAGTCCGTCCGATGTCGTCCGCAGACTTGAAGTTCTGATAAAGGACGGGGAATCTTGCCTGACCCGGATTTGTGGTCTTCATACCAATTCCCTTTCTTTGACAGTTCCGTTTTTTGCAACTTTGGAAACAAAAAAATAAGACGGAATGTCCCTTGCGGGAATCTTTAAGACCTTGACCGCCGATGCGATTTTGTCTGCCTTCCAATTTCCCGATGCAAGCATTCTGGACAGAACGGACGGGTCAACCCCGATTGCCTTTGCGAAATCTGCCCTACTTTTGAACATTTCGTCGATTCTTGCCTTTAACTTCTCCACTTGATAACCTCCTTTCGTTGTTCTCGGTTGCAAATATTGCAACTGTCTATACACTAACAATCCGTTGCAAAAATTGCAACCCTAAAATTGCAAAATTTGCAATTCGTAATCAGTCTGTCATATAATCATTTATGAAAGGCTTGGTGATTCTATGGATAATCTATATATAATCAAAGACAGATTGAACGAGGCGTTGCAACTGCGGGGAATGACCGCCGCAGACCTTGCCAAGAAAAGCGGTCTTGCGAAATCTTCCGTTTCCCGTTACCTGACGGGCGAAAATATCCCACGTTCTATCGCAATAGGTAAAATGGCGACCGCCCTTGACGTGTCGCCCGCTTGGATTCTCGGTTATAACCTGACAATCGACGGACAGGAAATAACCCTTGATATTGGAAAACTGACGGAAGAAAACAAAACAAAGATAATCGCTTATTATCAGGGACTAATTGATTCACAGGGAGAATGATTATGGCAACGCCGATTTGGAACAAACAACGCAAACTCTGGATAATTCAAGGACAGAAGAACGGAATCAAAAAGACGTTCTATTCTTCGACTTCCGGTCAGAAGGGAAAACGTGAAGTTCTTGACAAGTACGATGATTGGATTGAATTTGGCGGCGTACAGAAAATCACTGTCAGTAAATGCGTTGAACTTTACCTTAAAGACATAGAATCCCGACTTGGCAAGCGTGATTCATACAGGGAAACGGAAATATACACCCGTTTATATGTCCTTCCTACGCTCGGCAACGCCAAAATGAATAATCTGACCTTGCGTGATTGGCAAGCCGTCATAAACGATGCAAAGCCTGTTTCCGAACGTGTTAAGTCCCTGTCACACAAGACCCTTTCGCATCTTCGTTCGGTAATCGTAGGATTGCATAAGTTCGCTTATAAGAATTACTACTGTGATTCTTGGCGTGGTGAACTGTACATTCCGCAAGGTCATAAGAAGAACGAACGTCAGGTCTTGCAACCCGACCAAATAAAAAGACTGTTCGAACCGTCGGATTTGTGGTTTTATAATGCCTTCTTGGTGATGTTGCTTTGCGGTCTGCGTCCGTCAGAATGTCTCGGATTGAAGACAGGCGACATCGGGGACGGCGTTTTGTATATCAGACGTGGAATCAACGACAACGGCGAAATCACGACAGGCAAGAACAAGAACGCAAGACGTGTAGTTCCGTTGCCAACTTTGGCGCAAGAAATAATCGAAAGCACAATTCAAAGAAATGTCAAGGCTAATTTTGGGACTGATTGGATATTCCCGAACGGCGTTGGCGGTATGCCCTGTCAGGACACAGTGCGGAAACAATGGAATAAACTCAAAGAAGAACGGTATCTGTCTGGAACGCCCTATTCCTTGAGACACACGTTTATTTCGATTGTAAGTTCACAAACGCACCTTGCCGAAGGAACGATAAAAGAACTTGTCGGACATTCTGACACCTTCGATTCATTCGGCGTCTATAAACACAGAATAGACAACGAAATCGAAAATGCGGGTAAGGTAATCAATCTGACGTTTGAAAGATTAAAAGATGCAAAATAACTGATTGTACAATTTGTATAAATGTACATTTATTTATTTGTGCAAAAACAGGCTGCCTAACCCCTTCCAATGTCAATGTACAATGATATAATTAAGGCATCATAAAACAAAGGGGGTCGCCACTATGACACGCATTACTTACAGAATCAACAAGAACGATTTAACAAAGGAAGAACAGGAAAAAGTCAATCATTATTACAAAGGCTTAAAGGCATCACGCGACACAATGACGGAGATTTTCGAAGGTAACGGCACAAAGTACGAAGAAACTTATTACATCTTCGTTGGAAACCGTGTTCCTTACGGTGCGTGTGTAAAGCGCGGCAACCGCTACGTTTTCGCCAGATATTCCCGTTATGATTCAATCTCCGAAGATTTTACAGATTACGCCATAGATTGTAGCGAATTAGGAACCGACGACCGCGTATTCGAAACAAAGCATTTCGCAATGACCGATATGTCGGTTGAGTATTAAGAAAGGGGGAAACCAAAATGAAAAAGATTATATTTAGCGTACAAAAACAGGTTTTAGAAGATTGTTATTGCAAATACCTTGTCTACTATACAGACGGACGCCAAATGACACACAGGACGTATGATTTTTACATACCAAAGACGGTTGAAAACTTTATCAACAACGCAACGAAAGAAGTTCTCGAAGATTGCCATATCGGGTCATTAAGGTACACTTGCACACACTACGGTTTGAAATAAAGGAGGAAAGACAATGAAACAGATTATCACAAGGGCAAAGATTGACGGTTACAACAAAATGATTGAATCGGCAAGAGGAACTTGTTTTTATAGCGATTACGCACTTCGAATGGAATATTTGAACACATCAGGCAGATTTACACATCTTGGTTGGGGAAACATTCGTTATCACATGAACCCCCTTGAAGGCGAACAGTTCTACATCAAGACTATTCACGGAAGAACATATATCTATTGGGAATGGAGAATGGACAAAGAACGTTACGACATTACAGACGAAATCAACGCAAAAAGATATTTTGGAATGGAGATTGCCTAATATGACAAAAGAACTTTCGCCCCGTGTCCGGGCATCAATGAAATACAACGACGCAAACGTCAAGCAAATCAAGCTCGCATTGAATAAGAAGACCGACGCAGACATAATCGCCGTTCTGGATTCAAAAGATAACATTCAAGGTTACATCAAAGAGTTAATCAGGAAAGACAATCATTAAGTCAAACAAAAAGTCATACACTAAAAATGAAGAAAACCCCGAAACCTTTACGGAATCGGGGTTTTTCTTGGTGGGGCTGGTGGGACTTGAACCCACGTCATATAGTTTTCCCGTGGACTGAAAACGCCAAAAAACCGCTAAAAATAGGCATTTTTGATTTTGACCCCTTGCCGTTGTCCACGGCAGAAAATACAAAAGTCATACAAAAAGTCAAACAAAAAACCCCGCCGACAAGATGCCGACGGGGTCACCAAAAAAGGAATGAATATGAACAGAAAAGTTGTTTTATAGTAAGAGCAACGACCAAACGTCCTTATCAACGAATCCTGTTTCCTCAAGATTGTTGATTCTCTGAAACTTCTTGACAGTTTCTTCCGTCGCCCAATCGAAGTCACCGTCAAGGACAAGTTCGTTTCCGCCGTAGCCAAACTCTTTCAGTAAGGCTTTAAGCGTGTTTACCTGACCGCCTGTCGAACCTCGGGACAGAATATCAAGCTCGATTGAAACTGTTCCTGTCGGAACGGGGACGGGTTCGGGTTTCGGTTCTGGATTGTCGTTCAAGTCGTCGTAGTAATCATCAAACGTCGGTTTCCCCACGCCTGATATATAAGACGACCGAACGTCATATTCTCCATACCTGACCGCATCTGCCTTGTTTCCTTCGACAGTGTAAATCGTGGTTATGTCTCCGTCGCCGTCGTAGTCAAGGTCGATTATTATTCCGACGTGGCTTTCGTGTCCACGTTCTCCAAAATATATCACGTCGCCGACGTATGCCTCCCCGATGTCGTAAAAATGCCCGATGTCTCGGAAATACCCCGCCCCATAAGTGCAACCGCAAGACAGGTTGTTATATGACGGTTGTTCGCCTAAATAGTTCTGTGCATCGTATTTCTTGTCGCTCTCGTCCTTACTGTCGGAGGCAAGCATAAAGACCGCATCGACGAATGTATGACACCACGGCGCACCGTTTTTCTTCTGCGGCGCAAAATACCCGACTGCGTCGCACATTTCGCCAAATATCGTCCGGTTCTCGCCTTCTTCGTGGTAGCCTTCGTCGGCGTACTTCTTGGCAATTTCAATGACTTTCGTTCTGCGTATTGAACCCATTACTTGTCACCGCCCTTCGCCTTGTTGTATGCAATCGAACTGATGCCAAGAATCGCACCCAAGAAAGTTGCAACGGCAGAAATGGTCGCTCCTATCGGGACAGTCCAAGACGACCAACCCCAAATTTGACCGATTGTCAGTGTCAGTGTCGCAAAAGCGGGCAAGACTACACTTGCCACCCACTTTAAAACATCGTATGTCTTATTGCTCATAGTGCCTCTCCTTTCATTTCTTGGTAATAACTCGCACGTCTTCCCGCAGTTCGTCGATTCTCTCGTATGCCGTCGATATGTCCCTTTCAACGACTGCCAAACGTTCTCTGATTTCGTCCACGTTGCTTGCGTACTTGTCCAACTTCTTTTCAAGTTGTTCGATGCGGTAATTGACAAGTTTGTTGGAGATAAGGATTCCAGAACCCGAACCGACTATCGTTCCGACCAGTGCCAATAATGCCGTTAATACTTCGTTTGTCATTATTGACCTCCTTTGTGTGCTTATTCTTCCGCAACTGTCTTGTCAATTACTTCGTGATAGCCTGTGACCTCATAGAAGTTCTCGTTCACGATGATTACAGATGCGGTCAGAACATCGTCTGCATTCCAAAGGCTTTGACACAATCCGTGAAAGTTTGTTTTAGCCTTGCCCAAGTCTGTAAACCCTTCTGCGTGAACCGCAAAATTACCATTTACACATTTAATAACCGCAAATTTTTCCATTTTTAGTCCTCCTGTTATGTGTTTTCTAATTCCGCCAATCGTCTTTCAAGACTGTCAACCTTCGCAACAAGAAAAGCAATATAATCAAGAACCTTGTTACCTTCTGAGTCCTCTTTTACGAGGTACGGCAAAACCTTTTCAACGTCTTGTGCAAGATAACCTATATGCTCGCTATTATCACGGTTTGCGTTTTCTTTCCAAGTAAACTTGACCGCCTTGATTGACGAAACATCAGGCAATTCTTCATCAATAATATCTTTCAGTTTTGCGTCTGATGATTGCGTTAGTGTTCCTGCTATTGTTTCATTACCAGACCAATCAAGAGTACGAGCGTTAGAACGGGAGTTTGTGTTTGCACCCTTTCCAACAATCTCGATATATGTTCCTTTTGTTGTTACCGCCGTTCCGCCCGTGTCTGCTATATTATATTCACCAAAAACGTGTTGCGACCTTCTTTGTGCGATTGTACCCATACCTTCAGAATGACTATAATCACCTGTTGCTTGTGTTGCATCACCCTCTGCGTGCGACTCTGTTCCACTTGCTGTTGTTTTCCAACCTTCCGCATGAGTATAATATCCACTTGAAGTTGTCTGATAGCCTTCCGCATGACTTGTATTGCCGCTTGAAGTTGTTCCCATGCCTTCAGCGTAGGAATATGTACCACTTGCAACACAATTATGTCCTATTGATACTGATTCTGTGCCTGTTGTACCACTCCTATTCAAACTCAATGAACCTGTGCCTGTCGGGTTTGCTTTGTCCATCTTTGAGCCAAGCGTTGAGCCTACTGATGCCAAGCCTTGACCTGTTGCCTGTACTACAAGCAAGTTATCATCATCGGTTGGTGTTACTGTCTGAAAATCTTGTAGTCTTGCCATTTATTTTTCCTCCTGTTCTAAAGCGGACAACCGCCTTTCAAGGTCTTCAATCTGTTTTGCCTGTTTCTTGATTACGTCTTGGAGATAAGGAATCATCGAAACATAATCAAGACTTGCGGGTCTGTCTTCTGTTTCTGGTGATACAAGGTTCGGAAGAACTTCCGCCACGTCTTCTGCGATAAAACCTCGTTTGTCCGTTCCTCGTTCCTTGTCCTTGTAGTCGAATGAAACCGCATCAAGCAAAAGAATTTTTTCGGAATCTTCAATCGGCTTGATGTTCTCCTTGACCTTACGGCTTGAAGTCTGCGTG